GTTTTGCAAAGGTAGCTATATTTCTATCTTTTGATTTCCATTTTGAAGGTGGAACATATCTAGGTATAAAATCTCTAAAAGTTGTTCTGCCATCATTATCGCCAAACTCTAGACCACCAAGATTTACAATATTTTCATCTAGAAAATCACCTTGTTCTTCAACAGCATTAACAACACCTTTAGGTACAGCTAAAGCCATATCTTGAAGTGTTAGAAAAAAATTAAAATCATCTTCATTTGGTTCTTTGACTAAACCAGAATTAACAGGTTTAATTGCTTCATTAGATTCTCTTATTGATGAGAGAATATCTTTTGCTTCTTGACTAAGCTCTGTCATAATTAATTTTTATTTCTAGATTTAATTAAAGGTAAGTAAAAATTTAGAAAAGCATTAACATCTGGATTGCCTTTTTTATCAACATAACCATTTAATTTTGATAGAGACTTTAATAGATTAGGATTTTCTGGATTTTCATAATACAAAGAAGCAGCAAGTTCAACTTGATTTAATTCTCTTTGAACATTAAATTTATTTTTTTCTAAATTAAATGTAGTTAATTGTGGTAATTCAATTTCAGTATATTTGTCTACTAGCATTAAATTTAATTCTTGAGCATATTGTTTTTTCTCAAAAGCTGTAGCATCACTATTAGCACCTAACCATGTTTCATATCTCTTATCGTATTCTGATTGAGCTTCATTAGCTAATGCTTTTGCAGTAGCACCACTTTTCTCTAATACTAAAGAATTATAAAATGATGATCCAAGAGCTGATCTTTGAGCCTTAGAATAATCTGCAACTTCTGCACCTTGTTCAATTTGAAATACTAGATCATCATGACCAATAGATTCAGTTAATATTTTTTGTTTTAAATCAGCAAATGTTTTTTCTCTTGCACCATCAACAACTTTATGACCATTTGATCTTTCAAATTTTTCTAACTCAACTAACAGTTCTTGAGCTTGTTCAAAGTCTGCATCTGGATCACCCTTAATAGTTAATGATTCAATTTTATCTTTATAAACATCAAACATTGCTTTACTAAAAGTTTCATTGTTTAACTTTGAATCACCTGGATCTATTGTTTTAATTAAATTAACTCCTTCATCAGAACCAATAAAACCTTCAGCATCTGTAATAAATAAAGCATTATCTATAACTTCTTTTCTTTTTTTTAAATCATTTTCACCAAGATTGTGAGCATCATTATATATTTCTGCAGCTCTATATAATTCAGATTTGTATTTTTCTTTTAACTTAGGATCATCCGAAGTTTTGTATTTACCTATATTTGCTGATTGAGTATCATTATAAACTTTAACACTTTCTTTTTCAAATGCTTCAAAAGATTGTTTTTTTAATGTGTAAACATTTTCAGCATTTTCTAAAAGCATTTGATCAGTAACTAATTTTTTAACTCTTTTGTTTTTTAAATTTCCTAAAGTTTTTTGTACCAAAGGATCAAATTCTCTTTTAAAAATATCAATAGCTTCTGATTCGTTTATGTTATCTTTTTGAGAATGTTTAATTTTATCTGATTCAGCTTTTAATTCTAAAACAATCTTTTGTGATTCAAGTTTTTCTGTAGCATCTCTTTTTTTTACAGCATAATTAGTCACTGCATCTGCAGCAGGTAATAATGCAGCAGCTATAGTTGAGTTTGGAGATATTTGAACACTACTTGTAACACCACTACTTTGTGTAGTCATTTCTGTTCTTCCTGCTGTAAATGTAGGTATCTTAGGCATAATATTTATCCGTAGGCTTTAAGTAAAGATTCTCCTGCTTTTGAATAGTAAGAAAGTTCTGTCATTTTAGCATTTTGTTTAGCAATATCACCTTGTATTCTAGCAAAGTTAGCTTCTTCAAATTTTCTAGATTTATTAATTTCAGCATTGTAAGCTATCATATCTTTTTCTAATTCTGCTTGTTCAGCATTATATCTCATTACTCTCATTCCAGATCCAGAAAGCTCTGCACCAGATGTAGATATTTTTGTAATTACCTCTCCTTCAAGAACTTGAAACTGTTTATCAAATTTTGCTAAATCTAATTCTTTTTTAGATTCAATAGCTTCTGCTTCTTGTTCTTTTATTAAAGCATTTCTATTTGCAACACTTTGATTAAATTTACCATTTGCAGATGCTTGTTTAGCTGCTACTACTGATGTTGCTGCTGATACCCAACCCATTAGAATAACCTCGCATACATATATTGATCTGAACCATCAAAGCCAAATTTTTTCATTAATCCTTCTTCCTCTAAACCTAACCACTTAGCAAATTTTAAGCCAGTTGTATAGTCAGCTCTTACAGCAGTTTGAACTCTATTGATATTATTTTCTTTAGCAATTCTTGCAAAATCTTTTCTAATAGCTTTCGCTATAAGCAATGGATGATCTAAAGCATCTTTAGTAGCTAGTACCCAACCTTCTGCAACACCATTCCAAATGATTTTCATACCTGCAGCAAAGATAGGTTTGCCAGAAATCATACCAGTAAATGCTAAGTTATCTTGTTCTAGGTTACTAGGATTACCATCAAACTCCATATCCTTATCCATTAATGTATGATTCATTTGTTGCTTCATAATGTATGCTCCATGTTCTGCTTTATATGACACTATATTTAATATTCTATCCATCGTTAGTTTGAAGTTTAGGATATAAAGATAGTATCGTCAAAGGTAAAGGTTGATTTTGTCTTACAAATATAAAACCATCTGTCTCGTAATTACCTCTAAACTCTATTTCTTTATCACCTGTAAATACATTGATACCACTATCCATTGCGTTAGCTGAAGATCTAAATGGTATTCGTTCCATGTTATCTAGATCTGGACCAATCTCCACACCAATACTTTCATAAAGTCTAGCAGTAATCTCATAGATTCTTTTAGTTTTACTTTGTGATGTACCATTCTGTGAACCTGCATCTATTCTCATTGTTTGTAATAATGATGTATAACCTAATCCAACTTTAACTTTACTTGCAGATCTACTTAAAGTTATTTCTCCAGAGCTAACCACAACATCTGGATGTGTTGCACCATCAGCTAATACTGAAACTGTTTGACCCTCAAGATGAGCAAGACCAGATATAGTTGTAACTGCAGATCCATCATAAGCTAATTGTGAATCTAAAAAGTTAAATGATGCGTCATCTGCTTCATCAAAGTCATATTGATTAATAAATTCTACATATCTTTTTGTTGCACCATTAATTGTTCTTTTTATAATTACCCATGTTTGATATTCTGAATCATCTGTAGGAATTGTAGCAACACTTTCACAAACTGAATTACCACTTCCAAACGCACCACCAAATATATGTCTATGCCAAGCAACTACTTGCTGTTCTCTTTGATAAGTTAGACCAACTAATTGACCATCATTTCTAGCACACCATATAACTTGATTAGGTTCTTGTTGATATGATAGTTGTTTAAATCCACCTTCTGAAATATGTTCGGCAAGGATAGTTAGATCTGGAGCTATGTAACCATCAACATCAAAGTTGTATGCTAGTTCTCTTAATTTTCTTTTAGCTCTTTGTAAAAATAAAGTTGCGTTACCAACAGCTAGAGCATCTACATTTGCTGCACCATTGTTAGATTGTTTTTTAATTAATATGTTTGTAGGTGTGATTGCAATATCAGTACCACCACCACTAACTGCAAACTCACCACCTGCAGTACCAATGATTAAAGTTCTTGTAGCTGTCATGAATCTAATTGCGTTTACTTGGTTCGATGCAATAGTATAAATAATAGCATCATCATCTGCTACAGTTCCATGATAGTTATCATCCATGTTTTCATAATCACCAGACTTAGAAAAAAATAATGTTTGTGGTTGAGATAAAGTTGCTGCAAATACTAATCTTTGTTCAAAGAAAGTTACGCAAGAAGGATGACCAGTAGTAGAACTAAAAGATCCTAATGCAAAATCAGTTGTAGCTGATCCACTTGATATATCTGATAACACTTCCATATTAACAACAGTTGATGATGTGTATCCTGTAATTTTTACATGACCATCAAGTACATGAACTAATCTTCCAACATCAGTTGATAACCAACCTTGATTAGAATTAACTCCAGTAGTTGATGATAAAGTTAATGTTCCTGTATGACCAGTATTGGTATGTGATGCTGTTATAGTTGTTGTTTCAATATTGTGATCCATAAATGGACCATTCGTAAATTCAACACTTGTTAATGACCAAGATGTATGACCTGTTCTAGATAATTTTTTTACTGGATGATTAGGATGACAAATGTACATAACGTCTGCAGATTGTGCAAACTTAATATCAAATAGTTCTGCTTCTAAGTATGGTGAACTAATTTCATAAGCTGAACCACTAGATAATATTTGACCATCATCTTTATAAAATCTTATATATTGATTTCCAAACTCCAACATATAAGTTTGTGTTGTGCTAAATTCAAAAGGAACTAATCTTGTTTCTTTAGAGCTATCTTTTACTTCTGCTACAAACTGTGTACCACTTCTTCTTGCTGCACTTCCATGAGGAAACACAATCATGTTTTCTAAAGTCTTACATCCTGTGGGATATTTTTGTAAATCATTTCTACCATCTAGCCTTGGTGATAGTTCACCACCTGTGAAGTTCGTTAATTGAACAGCAACTCTAGCCATAGGTTAGTACCTTGAGTTTATAAAAGTAGAAGCTCCCATTACATCTGCTTGACCATTGTCTGGATTAGTATTGTAACCTTCAGTAGCATCTACAAATCTAGCTTCTTTTAATTTATCTTGAAATAAATTATACATATTAGAAGCAACAGGATTAGATGATGTTACTGCGTATGCAATATCAGCAGCTAATGCAGAAGATATTGTTTCTCTTAATAACTCATCATATTGATTGGGATCTGTAATTCTTGCAACATATTGTATCTTAACTGTTCCATGATTTGCTACAATCTTTCTACCTTCAATCTTATAATCATAATCGTAATTTAAAATTGTTAAAACTCTCAAGCAATCAGCAGGTAAAGTAAACTGATAACTAAAACCCCATGAAGGAGTTTCTGTATCTTTTGCAAGTTCAACTCTTTTAATTAAACAATTCCATGGGTGAGATCTAAACAAACTATCTCTAACTTGTGTGTATCTTGCGTTGCAAAGTCTTGCGTTCTTTGAATCTTCTGTAAGTGTTAAGATTGTTGATGCACCAAGTTGGTTTAATGCTCCATTACAAATGTCTACTACTGATGCCATACTATTTCCTTATTATATACTTTCGCCTTATCTGTCTATCTTTTTCTAAGGCAAAAATTTCTTCTGTTGTTCTCTCTTCTGTGGTGTCAAATCCATAATGATTTTTTCCATCATTCTGAAATCTGTCTACCAAAACATACCTATATACATAATTATTTTTTTTAAAATGTATTACAGGTTTTAATTCTTGTATCTTCTTCATGCACTTTAGGGGGTTTCCACTCTCGCTTTCACCCCCTAAAATTTATTTACTATGCTTCGTGAGCAAGTATTTCTACAACTTTTTCTTCTTCCATTCTAGTTGCACCGAATGCAGCAGAATAGTAGACTTGAGTTGCGTAACCTTTGTCTGATCTTTCATCAATTCTAGCAGTTGAATCTTTACCAACAGCTAATGCAAGACCATCTTGTGCGAAAGCAAAACATTTTCTTTTGCTTGAAGCGATTGACAATCTGTTAGATACACAAAAGTTGAATCCTAAGAATGTACTTACATCACCTTGAGCTAATGCTTTTACTGTGTTGAAGTCGCTTGAAGTTACTTCAGTAGTTCCTAATAGGTCTGTAACCTGTTTAGGAGATACTACGATGTATCTTGCAATTGACGGATCAACGCTAGCTAAGTCAAGAATCTCTTTTGCTTCTCTAAGTTTAGCAATAGTTAAACCTACAGTTCCAGTTTCAGCGATTTTTTGACCAGAAGGTAATGCAACAGCAGTACCACCAGCAACGCCTGTATCAGCAGAACCAGTTGCAGCAGTAATGATAGCATCATCCATTGCTCTACCCATTGCAAAAGCAGCAGCTTGTGCATAGCTAGAAGTTGGATCTACTAACATTCTTACTTTATCTAGATCATCTACTAAATCTGCGAACTCATAGTCAACAAGTGAAACTCTTCTTCTTGAGTGAGGAGTATCTGCTTGTGGAGTGTCAGAGTGTCTAGTTGATCTTACTGTTGCAGTTACACTTCCGATTTGATCGAAGAATGCATTTTTTCCTGTAACAGATTCAAGTCTCACTTTATCTCTTAAAAGTGATCCTTTTTGTTGTGATAACATTTGTATGTTTGAACTGTATTGTTCTACAAATGCTTTTGTTATTTCAGTTGACATATTATGTCTCCTTAATTGTTAAGTTAATGTTAAAACAAAACAGAGACGTTATCAGAAATTCTGGCTTCTCTTGGATTTAAAGTCTTTTAGACTACAATTCTATTCTTTGTTGTCAGTAAGGTTCTTTCGAATTGTCTTACTTTTCTTAGGCGAACTTTCATTCGCCTTAGAAATCCATTTATAATATTCTTCGCAGATTGGCAAGGGATTAGATTTTTGATTCTCTGATCCACTCTCTACAACAATACGAAGTATTTCTAATCTTAACTCTTCTTTATCCATTAATCATTGTTCTCAAAGTAAATACTTGTTGAACTACTTTGTCATGATCTGGATGTGCTTTATTCCAGTATGGACCATTAGTATCATTAACAAGTTTACTAATTTCAGCTTCATAGTCTGTACCTCGATCAGTATTTTCACTCTCTGTACTTATTAATTTATCTTCAGATAATATGTTTGCAATGTTTGCAAAACCTTTAATAACTTCTGGATGATCTCCTAATCTTGTACCATCCTTTAGTTCCATATCTAAAATTTGTGGATTCATATTTGCTTTAGCAACTGATCCAGCTTTTTTAATGTTAGCATCATAATTACCACCCCACTCTTTACGAAGTTCAGCTTCTGCATTCGCTTGAGCAGTTTCAGTATCTATTCTTGCTTGTTGCACAGATCCTTCCATAGAATTTTTATAGAACTCTAAGATACCTTGTGCTTGTTTATTATTTAAACCAAGTTGATGAGCATTCTCTGCAAATTGTTTTATTGCACCTTCATCCAATGGAGCTGTTTCTGATTTTACTTCTAACTTGTATTTGTCTGCAGATTCTGGTCTACCAAGTTTTCCATATACTTCATTCCATTGATCGTCTGTTGAGTTCTCATTTGGTACTGCAACTTTGTCTTGACCAATCATTCTAGTTGCGTTGATATAGCTTTTAGCTAACGCATCTATTTCAGTAAACTTAGAAATGTTTGGATCATTTCTAAACTCTTCCGAGATTGTTTCTTTCCAAGACTTGGCAACAGTTGATGGTTGTTCAATTGTTTGGGGAGTGTCTGTAGTAGTTTGTGTTGTCTCTTCTACAGGCACATCAGTTTGTGTTATCTGTTCACTTGACATTCTTATTCTCCTTTTGTAGCATTTGTTTTATAAATAGAAGTACGCTACGTTGACCTTCCATATATGCACTCTCATGACTATCACCTTTTACATTAGTGGTAGAATGATAATGACACCTTTTTTCTAAGTCAGACAAAACTTCTTTGCCTTCGTCTGTATTAAAAATATATTGATAGTTGTCTCTAAGTTTTTTTACTAGATTCTCTAGCTGTTTATTTGTTTCCATAAATTATTCAACATCAGCGTTTGCCAAAGCCTGTGCTTCTTCTGGTAATGCTTTTGCTAATGGTGCGACTTTTCCCCCTGCTTCTGCTAGTTGTTGTACTTGTTGCATCTGTTGCATTTGCTCTTGTTGTTGTGCTGCTTGTTGTCTTTCAGCATTCAATTCAGATTGTGGTTTTAATATTTTTTGTGGAACACCTACTATGTCTGCTAAGTGTCTAACCAACTTATCCATATTGATGTGATCAAATACTGGAGCAACATTTGATAAGCTACCCATAATCTCAATAGCTCTCATGATTGATTGTAACTCGCTAGACTTTTGTGCTTTAGCTAGTGGAGATACATATTCAATTTCTATATCTGTACCTGCTAAAAATTCTGGTGCAGGTCTAAATAAATTTTTTCTAAGTATTAATGCAAATGCTCTATCGATTAATGGTTTTAATAATTCAGATTGAAGTCTACCCAAAACTGGTCCAAGTAATCTCATCTTCTCTTCGTTACGTTGGATAACTTCTGTCGCTGTCATTTGTGGACCATTTTGCATCATAAGTTGATTTACATAAAAAGCATTTCTAATTGAGTTTCTTCTTTGCTCTTCCATATTTAAACCTAGTGGAGTGTTCGCACCAATGTTTAATGGTTCAATTCTATCTCTAGTTCCTGCTCTGTAAAAATTTAAACCACCTGGTACTGTTCTTACAGGTAACATAAAACCATCATCTGGAACTAGTAAAGGTGGATCAACTTGTTTTTGTGCAGACTTGATTGTAGTCTTTGACATTTCATTTAGCATCTTAACGTCTGGCAAAGCTGTCATTGCTGGAGATCTACCATAGATTTCGTGTGATGCTTTCAAGTATCTTGGTACTACAAAAGGGAACTCTCTAAAACCAGATACAGATAACTCGTCTCCAGATTCTGCATCTAAGTAAACAGATTCAAAAGGCATATTATCTTTGTCTTGTTTCTTTGGATCAAAGTCAGATCGAGGATATACTGCGTGCATGATCTCTACTTCTTCGTAAGGATCTTTCTTTGCTTTAGTTTCAATATTAATTGATACGTTACCAAACTTTTGTATTACTGCTCTTGCAGATAAACTAAACTTTCTAAATACTGTATCAATTCTTCCTTTATCATTTTCAGCAATAAATATTTCATTAATGTGTCTTGTAGAAAATTTTAAAATATCCTCATCATCTTCTTCAATAAACATTGCTGCTGTACCAAACGTAATTAGATCATGATACAGTTCAAATATTTCTTGTTGAAAATTTGATTTGTTAAATGCTGCATACATAACTTCTGTTGCATCTTCTAACCATTCTTTTGCTTCATCCTCATTCTCCATATCATCTTGTTTAAATCTTAAAGAGAACCAAGGTGTAGATGGGTTAGTCAACATACCATGTAGTGATGCTGCTAATAGTTCTACTGATTGTAATGGTGAACCATCAAAAATAAGTTCTGTTCTTTTGTCACCCTTAGATCTTGTTTTAGTTACATCAGCTTTTCTTGGTTGCATATAGTCTGCAACTTCTTGCCAATGACTTTCCCAATTTTGTCTTTGTGATTTTAAACGATCATATCGTTTTAATAAATTTTTTGCTTTTTCTGTTTGTGCCATTATCTACCTAATAAACTTGGTTTGCCTAATGTCAAGCTACCAGTTGCACCAGTAACACCTGTCATGATTGTTGGAGATCTTCCTTTAGCTTTTACTTTTCTTTTTCTTAATAAGATTGGATCTTCAGCTTCAGTTGCTGTACTTTGTGAAACTTCTGCAGTAGTTGGAGCAGTTACTGTTGGAGCCTGTACTACTTGACCACTTGTACCTGTTGCACCACCATCATTACCACTAACAGGTTGATAAGAAGCACTTGATTTAGTTTGGTATGCACTACCTTCATAATCTAATTCTTTTTGCATTTTTGATTTTTCTGCTGATTTTTTTACACCTCTAATAGCAGCTCCTAAAATTCCACCACCTTTAATAAATTCTACAACTTTATTTTTTTTCTTAGGTGGTTCATATCTTCTTTCTCCACCACCACCAGTTGATGCACTAGGAGATCCCATTACTTACCAAAGGTTAAAGAAGATTTAGTTTCAGATTTTACTTCTGTTTTTACTTCTGACTTAACTT